AACCTTGGAACATGGATGGGAGCTGCAGCAATTGGAACTGTAGCGGGTATAGGTGCCCACCTTGTAGCAACAAACATTGGCAGAAAAGGGGGCAACGATGAAAGATAAAAAGCCATGATAACTTTAGGCTTGAGGAAAATTTAATTTGACTTTATATCCCACTACGTTCAGATAAAACCTATGGGCAAGATGTTCTTTTCTATTGCGAATTTGCTTTATATCCCACTACGTTCAGATAAAACTATCTCGGGAAACTTATTTGGGTACGTAAAAAACTCTTTATATCCCACTACGTTCAGATAAAACTCCAGCTTTTGCGGTTGATCCTGCTACTGCTACTTCCTTTATATCCCACTACGTTCAGATAAAACTATTGCAGTTCCTCATGATGATTTTAATAAGCAAGTACTTTATATCCCACTACGTTCAGATAAAACTCGAATGGGCTTTACCTTCGCTGATAAGGATTTTCTTCTTTATATCCCACTACGTTCAGATAAAACGTGAAGCAAAATTATAAAGAGTATCTTGGCAAGTTAATACTTTATATCCCACTACGTTCAGATAAAACACAAAAACAAGTAAAGAAAAATCAATTTGCAGTTCGCTTTATATCCCACTACGTTCAGATAAAACCTGATTCTTCTATTCCTATCCAACAAATATACGATCTTTATATCCCACTACGTTCAGATAAAACTTTGTGATTAGCCCAATCCTTGAGCCTTACCAAATCTGCTTTATATCCCACTACGTTCAGATAAAACAGATTGTTCTGGAGTAAAGAAAAAGATGAGAAATGATAAAGAAAAAAATGAGAAAAACGTAAGAAGGCGTAAGGAAACGTAAAAAGGTGTAAAAGGAAAAATCAAGAAAAAGATGAGAAATTTTTGGCTGTTCTCGGAAATTTCTCATTTATTTCTTTACTTTTCAAGAAAAAGTTGAGAAATTTGTTAGGCTATGCTAATAGTTGAATCCTGTCAAATTCAGGTTAAATTTCATTAGTAAGCGGTGGTGAAAGCCAGAAAGTCGCCCTGGCTGGCTGGATGATTCCTCCCAAAGTGGAGGATTCATTCTATGGAGGGGGTGGGCGTCCTCCCACCACCGCCTATTTGATTTTTCCTTTTAGCAGGATATATCTTGGCTCCAAAAGGTTGTGTTTTTTAACTAATCCTGAAGTCCTTAACAGATTGAGCTTTATGCTTTTTTTCTTTCCTTCAATTTTCACTTTTACGGGGGTTTCCAGTTTAACTACAAATTTGGCTTTTTTGCTTGGTGCATCTTTAACAAAAAGGAGAACAGGATTTTCGCTCTTCGCTTTAGTATCCAGTAAAACAGCCTCTGGCTCGGCGATTATTTTAGGTATGCGATAGATATCTATAATGGGAACGCTTGCTCCTCTTGAATTTTTAGCATCCCGTATCATATGTAGAATTCCTCTATCATTGACGGTTATTACAGGATTTTTAATTCTAAAGTTTGTTAACTTTTCTACAAGCTCTCGTATATCCTTGTCTATCCATCCGATATTTTTAAGTTCTCCCTTAGGTTTCCAATCGCTTTTTATTATTTTCTTTACCCAGTTCATAAATTCACGGGTCTTAGGCTGAGTAAATCCAAAGGCTTGTTTAAGCTTCTCTTCAGTAAGTTCTTGGAATATACCTTTTGCCGTTTCTATTAGGTCTTCTAAGATGCCGTAGTTTAAGGCTCTGTCTATTAATGAGTCTGGAATTTCGTAGATTGCTTTTTCTGGATTTCCTTTAAACTGGTGTTCTTTGAGAATCTGTGGGTCTTTGAATTTACCAGTTAGCTTTGAGGGCTTTAAAACAATTTCTCTTTTACGGAGCTTTCCATCTTTTGTAAACTCAACGGTGGTAAACTTCTTTCCGAGTTCACCTCGGTGGACAGGGTAAACGGTACTTCTGCAGTTGTAGTGGTTAGGTGGGTAAAACCTGTCCCAGAACGGATCGTCTTTCGGTTTTATGGTCCCATGGAGTTTCCTGCAGAGTTTTGTGGTGTGTCCATCGAGGATGGCGTTATACATAAGATAGTGAACGGATTTGCTATTCCTGAAATAGCTCTGCTTACCTGCATTGTAGGCTGTCATTACATTTGTGTTATAGTGAGTAGATAAGTGTGCAGAGGTAAGGTCTGGTAGGAGTTTTTTAACTTCTTGAAGAACTTCGGCTTTTGTTTTCCCTTCTTTTAGTCCTTTTTCGTAGATGGTTTTTAGTTTGTTGATAAGGTCTTTAGAAGAAACATAGGCGATTGTGAAAGCTCTGAATTTAAGGTGATCGTTAAGCTCGTTAAATTCCTCTCTTGTCATTGGAATCATTGAGCGAAGGTAAGTAATTGCTTCTTTGTAGGGAAGAGTGAAGTGGTCTGATAGCTTTATTTCTCCTGTAAGTTTTGCTCCGTGGTAGTGTCCAAGGAGAAAGGAAAGGGTTATAACTATGTGGAGAAAATCGGTAAATGTTTGAATTTCTTTTTCCTTGATATGTGGATTTTCAAGCCTTTCTTTAAGGATTTTTGTTAGAAAGTCGGTATTTTCTTTTTTGATTTCATTGACTATGGAGAGGAAGTTATCTACAAGTTCCCCCTGGATTTCCAGAGGACTTTTTTCTTCAGTGCTTAAAAAAAATTTACTGGTTTACCTCCGGAGAGAGAAATAGATTGTGTAGGACTATTTGTTATTACCTCTTCCCCTTCTTCTGGTTCTGGAACATTGAGACGGCGGTATAAATAGCTTGCTGGGACTTTGAGTCCTTTATCTGTTGCTTTGAAAATGTCATCAAGTTCTGCTTCGTTCGGAATTTCAAATTTAAATTGGCACTTTTCTTGAATGTCGTTTAGTTCAAGTATCCAGCGAATAAGGGTAATATTAAGTTTTCTGGCAATGTATTTAGCATCAAGAATTGCAATGTTTTCAAGAGTTTCTTGGTGAACCTTTCCGAGTGCATAAGTTCCAGTTTCAGAATTGTTTGTTGTAAGCGTTTGCTTTGTTATCGCTCTTGAAATTTCTTCATTGCACCAGTTTAGGATATTGGTGAAAGAATAAGTTCCACTCATGGTCTGAATAATTTTTATGTCGTCAACTCCCTGGATAAAGGCAGTGGCTCCTGATTTAACAGAAGCTAAGTCTTCTGCTATTTTTCTGAGCTTGCTCTCATCGTCTATATCTCCTTCTTTTTTTATTCCAACAAGAGGAGGATTGGCATATTTCTCCTGGTAAGCAAAAACTTGGTTTAGTGTCTCATATTTAAGTTTCCAGGCAGGATAACAGGCTTTTAGAATGCTTTCTCCGTAAGGATTCTCAGGTGTCGGATTTCTTCTAAAGTAGATAATTCTGTAAGGAGGTGCTTTGTGGTCCCCTGTTGGAGTTTTAATGTAAAGTTCTCCTTTGGGTGTCCAGCGGAAGTATCTGGGATGAGCAGGATCTATCGAAGCAATTTTGAAAAAATTGTTTTCCAATTTCCAGTTAACTACAAAGTAGTAGGAACCAAAAACAAGAAAGTTTAATGCTGATTCAAGGTCTTTTTCAAAGTCTATTTCTTCAAGTGCATATTGAACTTTATCGACTGCCTTTTCATCTCCATCAAAGAAATGGGGTATTGAGAGAATAGCTGCTTTCCTTGCTTCAAAAGAAGCTGAAACTTGAGCATCAAGAAGCATGTACTCTATAAGACTGTAGAACTCCTCTGTTTCAGGTTTTGAATAAAGCTTTGTAGGTAGTTCAAGGAACTGTTGAGTGAATTGAACGCTGTCTCCTATCTTCAATAGAGAGGATACTGCAGATAGTTGTTTGGGGTCCTTTGTCTGCTTCTGTTTAGAATCTTTCTTTTGTTTCATGCTGTACCACCGTTATAGATGTTGTTCTTTTGGGTTCTTCTTTCCCGCAGTCTCCAAGCCAGTCTTTCAGAATTTGTCTTGCTTCTTGAAGCTTATCAGCAGATACCTTTTCTGTTTCGTTCATCGCATAGAGCTGATATATTGCATCTTTCAGGAGATAAAGCTTTGCTATTCCTTTTTCGTCTTCTGTGAGTTCTTTTTTTCCACATTTTTTAAGCTTTATAAAAAGCTTTTGAGACGCAATGTTTATTGCTCTTTCAATAACAGAATCATCAGCTTCTCCCATTTCGCTGTTGAACGTAAGGCTCTCAAGGAGGTCTTCAGGTAGGTGATTTTTAATGTCATCTGTACTTATCAACTCCTTGAGTTCTTCCACTTTCATTGCAATCAAATCTCCTGGTTATTGGTTTCCTCTGTTCCACAAAAAGAGGAAAAATTTAAAGCTCCCCAAACGGGGGAGCGAAAAGGTCGTTTAAACTACTTTTGCATCAATTATTGCGTCTGGGACCGGAATTGTGAGGGGTTTGCTCTGGGCTTCAAGTTCAATGGTCTTTCCGCTGTCTTTCTGGGCTATAAAGATAGGAAGTGCTCTTAGGTCTGCTCTTAAATCATCTATTGCAAGATATCTGAGCCTAAACGGTGCAGCGGTGTCTATCATCTTAATGTAGTTGTCCTGGATTGCTCTTTTAAGGTTGCCGTTTTTGTCTCTGTAGGAACTGAGTAGAGGTTTTACGAAGTAATTGCCGATGTAAAGTCCTCCATCTTTTTGCTCTACAGAAATGGTCTTGCCCTGATAGCTTGCTGCTATCTCGAGAAGTCTGGCATAGGCTTTTCTACCTGCATAGATCTTAACTTTCTCTCCATAACCTTTTTCCTGGAGTTTTCCTTCCATTTCTACGAACAGGTTGTAAACGTCTGCAAGGGTTTCAGGAAGTTTCGAAGGAGATAGGTTTTCTACTTTTCCAAAATCAACAATGTAGTCATCAAGTCCTTCCTGTTTCTTTATCTGGTATGAGATTTTTCCGCTCAAACTCTGAGCTGCAAGGGCTTCTATTGTGGCAAGTATTATCTTTCTGAACTTGTTTATTTTCTCTCTGACTATCTTCTCTACCGCAACGTCTCCAATCGCTTTCATGTTTAGGAGATCAACAGGATTAAGAGTCTCTATAATGTCTATTGGCTGAACTTCTATGTAGTGGTAAGAGGTTTCTCCAGAAGCTACGTTTACAGGTTCCCCTCCTCTTATTACGAGAGGAACGTTTCCTGTAACCTCTTTTATTTCGGAGAAAGGATAGACCGGGGAATCAAACGTATCTACGTCTTTAGAGTAAAGCTCCCTGGTTATAGTTCTCGGTTGCACCGGGGAGACCTTTATGTAATCTTTTATTTTTTGAGGAGTCAAGAACTTTTTAAGATCAATCTTATATGGCATTTTTCACCTCCTTAAACTGCCCAGATGGTTTTCTTTTCAAGGTTTGACAAAACAACCTCGTCCACTGTACTTCCTTCTGCTACTTTAAGAAATTTTGCTATCACTACTCCGTGAACAATCAGAGGGGCAAGTGTTTGCCTGTCTGTGTCAACAATCGTCGTTAAAACTCCTACAATTTCCTGAGTTGGATTTCCGTCACCATCCTTGGCAGCTGGGTCGTAAAGGACAAGCTTTCCAGTTGTCATGTCCCTTGCTATGATGCTTCCAGCTGGTAGTGTTCCCTGCCCTGATTTGAGTTCTTTTGTAACGATTACAGGCTTGTGAGGAGAATCTGCAATTATCTGCTCTTCTTTAATGGAAACTGTTCCTATCTTTCCATCTACTGGCATTATTTACCTCCGTTTGTAAAGGTTCTTGCAAGTTCTGTTGGATCAAAGATGTCAGGGTTTTCTCCTTCAGCAGAAAGGTTTATGGGTTTGAAAAGATCTGAATCTACTGTTTTCTTGGGTTTAATATCTTTGAGGGCTTTTTCAAGGAGATCAAAAGGTGAAAGTTTGTCTCCTGTTGAAAGATGGATTACAGGTTTGAAGAGTGTACACAACCGCTCAATGGCTTTTACTCCTTCTTCTCCCATTCCAGCAGAGAGGGCTATTTCCTTGATTCTCTCTATTTTGTCCTGTTTGTAGAGCTTTTCGAGTTCGGCTGTTTCAGGATTTTTGGAAGGTGGAGATTGATCTTCTTTTTTCTGTTCTTGCTGTTGTGTCTTACTGGCAGTTGATAGTGCTATCTGGACGGCTTCTTTAGTGGCTTTTGAAATTTCCTTCCCCAGCTCTTTTCTAAATTCTTCACTTGCAAACAGAGCTGTAACAATGGCTTTAATATCCATTTCGCTTCCTCCTCTATCGTCGTTAAGCGTTGAAAGTTTTATTCCCTTGAATTCAAGAGTTACAACGTTTTCAATGGTTGAGAGATGAACCTTTTCAACAGATGCTGAGAAGCCTGCAAGTTGATCGGCTGGAGGAAAAGCACCGAGAAGGGCAAGGTGATGCAGATAGCGTTTACCGCTTTCCGGATCCATTTGAATGCCTACTGAATAGCCGTCATACTCCCCATTCTCAACGGATTTTTCAACCCATGGAGAAAAGAGGAGGTCCCCGGCTATACAGATTTTTCCGTTGTGTTTTACTTTTTTGATACTTAAAACTCTTCCTGCTGCAGGGTCTCCGTCTTTGTAGTCATGAATGTGTCCAACCACTATGGGAGGCTTGTAGTTAAGTTTCTGAAATGTCTCAACTACTTCATTAATGATCGGCTCGGTAATAACAAGACCGTTCCTTTTAACGCCTTCACAGACTAAGATGACGTTTTCCTTAACCATTATTTGCACCTCAAATTAAGTCTCTTGGGATAACTTCTCCGCTTGTTGTGTCAACCTTCAGGATTACAGCCCCATTAACTGCTACTTCAAGGAAGTGAACATGAATCGTTAGTTCCATGCTGGAGATTTCGTCTCCGTTTTTGTAGATAGGAGTGGGGATCTCTTCCAGGAAACCATTAATTCGGGTTGATACATCTTGGTCTTCGACTACGCCTTGGGTGGAGGCGTAAACAGTAGCTCTTCCCTTTAATTTCAACTGAACAAAGCCTCTGTTCTTGTTAAGTTCTCTCAAAGCCAGTGGGTCATTGATTTTCACCTTTAACTTTGCTGTTATCGGCTCCAACTTGCCACCTGGGACTTTTACACCAGCAGGAAGAGCAAAGCCGTTGTAGTCAAGCATCTTCCTTTTGGCTTCTACGCTTCCTTCTTCTACAAGTCCGAAAAACTCATTACCGTTAACCCAGGCTTTATTCTGGTCAAAGGAGATTATTCTGTTTCCCATTATCGATTACCTCCAAAGAGCTTTTGAAACACTTCAGCTATTGCGTCGGAGTTGGCTACCCTTTCAATCGTGATTCCCTGAAGCGGTGAGGAAACGGCAAAGTCGTTTATGCGGTAGTGAACCTGACCGGAAGCAAGTTCTGAGGGAGTATTAAGATCAAGTGGAACTTCGGCACTTCCAGATATGATTATTCCTTTCGCTTTCCACGTATTAAGAATGTCGTCGATGGACTCCCTTATTCTGTAGACAATTGAAGTCGTTGGATCATTAGGATTGTCTATGATGTTTTCGTCAAGGGTTTGAACAAGGTTGTCTTCAATGGTTTCGTCAAGGATATCCGCAACTCTTACCCAGTTTATGAAAACTTCTGCAGGATGGGTATGAGAAGGAAAAGCTGTTGAACAGTTTCCAAAGAGCCTGAAACCTGCCATGTCTCTTTTAACAGAGATTATTCCTTTGCTGTTTATATACTGAAGTTCGCTTGATGGATCGTTTGGAACGTAGGTCAGGATTCTTTCAAGTCCTACAACTCCTTTAAGTTCTTTGTTTGATGGAGAAACCTGGAAACCTTTTTCAAAGTCTGTTTTGACTGTCAAACCGGCAGCTCTACTTGAAAGCCAGTCGTAAATTACATTCCCCGTTGCGGGGTCAAGGACTTTAACTCTCGGATAGAGACAGTAAGTTCTCTTTGAAGAGAAGTTGTTTTTAAAGCTAAGTGCCTCTTCTGGGGAGGCATCGGCGGGTGCGTTGATGAAAGCTACAGCTCTTATCTTGTCTGCTAAAGCAGACATAGCTTGAGCTACGGTGGTTTTATCGGAAAAGCCGGGAACGTCAAGAATTTTCGGAAAGAATCCGAAGGTGCTTTTCGCTTTTTCAAAAAGTTGTAGTCCTTCGGTTACATCTGTGTCGGCGGTCTCTTCAGGATTTTCTCCAACGCTTACCACTAAACAGGTGCAATCTTTGTGGTCAAAGTAGGCTCTTAAGGCTTTGTGAATTGTTGAGTTTGAGTTAGGTTCTCCGAAAGTTTCAAGGGCTTCGTCCCAATTTCTTACTACAAAAATTTCATCTTTCTTTCCCAGTGGAGAAGTTCCTACAAGACCTATTATTGCAGATGGAACTTCTACAAAGGGGATTACGCCTTTTAATTTTTCTTTGACCTTTACTCCGTGCAAGAACTCTGCCATCTCCCTTTCCTCGCAACATAGGTTTTTTTCAGTATAGAGCAAAGGAAGATGGCAGGTGGTAAGGTTACCACTTCAAGGCAGACGATATCCTTTCAATTCGTCTATGTGAACGGGTTCGATATTCCCTTCTCTGGTTTCCCTGACTAAAACAAATCTTTGTTTTAACTTAACCGAAAAAACTGTGAGTCTCTTCTTTTTTCGGAAAAAAGTTGATGGAGGTACTCCGTATCTTCGTCTAAAAATGGATTCTGGAATGAATTTAACTTTGAATTTAACTTTCACCTTTCACCTCCAGAAACTTCTGTGCCTCAATGAGAAGCTCCTTAGCTTCAACAATGGCATTTTTCGCTCTAATTAAGGATTCTTCCGCCATGTCAAGCTGACAGTGGCTTCTGATGATGATTTCAAGACCTATACAGACGTCTCTTTCTGCTCCGTTGAGTTTGGATAAAATTCTCTCGGTATCAATCATTTTCCACTCTCCCTTTCCGTTTTCTTGTGTTTCCGGGTTTCCATCCCATGTCCCGGAGGAGGGAGAGGAGGTCGGTAGCCTCCTCCTCCCTCAAATCTTTTGAGGTTGAGACTCCGAAACATAGGCGGAGTATCCGTCTGTATTCGGTATCTGAAAGTCCAAGTTCTCTCTTGGCAATATGAATCTTTGCCAGGTTTTTTCTATCAGGCATTGCTCTCCTCTGGCTCTTTTACGGGAACTCCAAGAGCATAGGCTTTTCTTAAAGCCCTGGATGTGGCTCTTCCTTCGGCAAGCTCAATTTTTCTTTCCGTTTCTTCTCCATCTGATGCTGAGCCAAGTCCAGAAAAGGTAGAACCATCGTTAAGAGTTACTGTTACCTTCACAATTGGAAGTTTCGGATCAAGAACTTCTGCATCTATACTTTTCGTTCTTTTCTGGGGTTCAGGATGGTTCTGAGATAGATAGAGAAGTCCGTCAAGGGTAACATAGGGTTTGCCGTTTTCCTCCAGGATTACCCAGTGAATGTCCTTCTGGAGTCCAAGTTGTTTCAGTCTTTCGACAATAGCTTTGTTGTCCATGATTACTCCTCCTCATCGTCTTGAATTTCAGTTACCCATTTGTTTTCTTCTTCGAGCTTTTTCAGTTCGTAATCTTTCCACTTTTCATCTTCCAGTCTTTCTATTCCTTTCTCCTCCCAATAGATGAGAGCCATTGTCACTTCTTGCGGAAGGTAGTGTTTGTAGGGAACGAATCCCTCTTCTGTTTCAACGTAAACTTCTACGAAGTATTCTCCGTTTGTAACGGGAGTGAGAACAAGGTGGTATTTCTTCCCGTTCCTCTCTGCTTCTCCAAGCTTTGTAAACTTCTGTTCAGGATTGTCGTTACAAACTTTTACAGCCTCTTCAAGTGTTTCGAAACCCTTCATCTTTCCACCTCCTGTAATTTTTCTGATTTCACTTGTTGGATTTAAACATTCCTTTAAAGAGTTAAGTTTAAGTTCAAGAAGCCTCATAGCATTAATTCTGAGGAACTTCATCTCAACTCCTTCTGATTCTTTTTAGCAGGTCTGATTGATAGAAATTCAGACTCAGTGACGGTGATATACTTTTCTGCCTTCTCTCCTAAGTCTGCTCGAAGGAGCTTTACATCAACCCTTTCTCTACGGGTTTTCTGGATTCGGAGAACAAATTTTGTTCCGCTGGAAGTAATAACTGAGGTTTCTTCAATGTTCTGGTCAATTAATTCTCCGTAGATGATTCCTCTGATTTGTTGTTTTCTGTCGTTTAGCTCTTGAATTTGAGCTTCAAGTTGTTCATACTCATTAATTAGGTCAGTCAGGTTTATTTGTTGTTGTTGTTCTACTCTGCCGATCCCTTCAGGGGTCGGTGTTTTTTCTACAAGTTTTCTGACTCCTTCATCACAATAAGCCACTTCTTTCCTCCTTTTAGGGGTTCTCTCTGTTCCGTAGCTGATTTCCTTCACTTCCATCTCACTCCTCCAGAAGTTTGTCGATTATTCCCAACGGTGTTACGAGAGAATCGACCAGAAATCCTTCTTTTGTTTCCTCTATCAGAGCAAACATTCCGGTTGTGTGTGCAAAAACCAGATAGTAAATCTTCTCTCCTATAGGTTCTCTTCCACATACCGTTGTATTTCTTGGATTTACCTTGCAGACTTTTTCAATGGCTTCAAGAAGAGTTTCAAATCTTTCCATCTCATACCTCCACAGTGATTTTTATCTGCCACTTCTTTCTTCTTTTAGGTGGTTCTTCTATCCTTGCCTCCGCTCCAAAGAGAACCTTGACCATGCAGACAGGGAAATCGTCTGGCAGGATGTAGAGAACTTCAGAGTTGTTAGGCACTTTCTTTGCCACCAGGTAGGTTCTCTCTTTTCCGTTCTCGTAGAGAGTTATCTTTTCACCTATTGCAGGGTCGCTGTGAAGTGGAACTAATACTTTCATGCCAGCACCTCCTTGAGGAAACTTTCCCTAAACCACTTTGCTTTCTTTTTCCTTGCAGGAGTGAAAATTGGATTGCAATCTTGTGTCCATTCGTTTTTAAGATACCAGGCTATTCTTGTGATAATTCCTGGTTGATGTCTTCTCAAAAGAGTCCACATAGCTTTTGCAACAAGGCGGGTTTCTTCTCGTCTTTCCGGGTGCAGATGATAGATGAAAAAGTCCAACCATACTTCATGGTCACCTTGCATCCAGAAAGTTGCATAAGGTTCATCTACTTTTTTCATATAGGAAAACGAAGGATGTTGAATCTGGTAGGCAACAAAAATGGGAATCTTAAGCTTGAATGTGGCAATGCTACTTTTCAAATAACCTATTTCCTCTTCTTCTACGCTAAAATCATTGGGGAAATAGTTATCAAGTAAATCGGTAATATCTATCTCTCCCCATCTTGCAATTTTCACAAACTTAAAAGGAGTTTCGTCTCCTTTTTCTATAAGCAAGTTCCAGAATTTTTCAGGATCTTCCACATCTTCACCGTAACTAATAGAAGCAACGGTAGTGACCGCTTCAATTCTTGCTTCGTGGCATTTGTTAGCATGGGAAAAATCCCATAGTTCCACTTTACAAAGCTCACAATCGTGGTAAGGGGAAAGTTCCCCAATCTTACGGATATACTTGAGTTTTTTACTCACCATGCCTCCTTTTCATATCCTTACAGGTGCTTTCACTATGTCAATTATTATCCTGTCATCGTCAGGGTCGTCGTTTAGTTTCTTCCAGATGATTTGGTCTTCCCTGAAACAATCATCGTAGTAGCAAGCGTCGTGGAGACAGATGTCTGCAAGTCCAACTTTGCTTTCCTTTTTTGAATAGGTCTGCACTTTCAGTCTCACGTAGAGTTCTCCTTTCTCTATCGGTTCTTCACACAGAAAGCAGATGTAGTCCTTACGTGCTATTGGCACGGTTACCCCCTAATCAAGGTTTTAGCCTGTAAACTTTCCTTAATCTCCATGTGGCTCTTTTGCCTATTACCCTTGTGTAGAACTTGAAATCAACCGTCCCATCTGTGTTTTCATCTATTTCTTTCTTCACTCCAGCTTTACCGAGCCAGCGAATGAACTCTTTGATGCTCGGTCTCTTCTCACTTCCGAGAATCACTCCTCCTTCGTGGGGAAGAAGCTCGATTTCAACTAATTTGGCTGGATTTGGACATTGTTCTGGATTCGCCAGAGTCGCCTTGAACATGGTTACCTCCTGAAAAGAGTTCAAGCTTCTATCCCGTTCTCCTCCAGTATTTCCTGCATTGCCCAGAGTTCATCGTTGAGGTTGTCAATCTCGTTTCTCAGCTCTTCAATAGTTCCAACTGCTTTCCAGATAAGGTCTCTGTCTGAAAGCTTTCCGCAATCTGTGCAGAGGTTCAGTCCATACCTGCCCATGTTGTCAAACTCATTCTTTATAGGTGTTCCACAGATTGCACATTTCATCCCACCACCCTCCATTTGGTTATTTCCAGAAATCTCCTTAGCTCTATGCCTTTTGCTTTAAAGTGAAGGAAGAAGCCTTCTCTGAAAAACGTTTCGACATCTACCTGATAGAGTTTTTCCTGGTAAACAACCTCAAGGGTTTCCAATCCATAGTCAGGTTCGGAGTGGAGAAACTTGCACAGGTGCCAGGGGAAACCAAAAGCCACAGATTTCTGGAACAGTCCATGAAAACCTTTTTCTTGTTTGCGAAGAGTTTTTGTGTAAAAATCGTACTGGGCTATCTTGCGTTGTTTTCTCTTCTGCTCTCTTTCTTTTTTCTTTGTTTTTGGGTTTTGGATAGTATCAAGCTCTAAAAAGACTGTTCCTCCAGCGGTTATGAAGTAGGTTACTCCGTCTGGATCTGTGAATCTAACCGGTCTGATTACAACGGTTTCTCTTACCTTCCCGCCTTTCATCTTTCACCTCTTACCATTTGAGTTCTTCCTCAGGGGCATACATAACAAGGCTCTGATAGAGTGTTACAAGCCTGCCGTTTCTTCTGGTTTTGCCTACTTTTCTGACGTGTCCTCTTTTTTCAAGGACTCTTATGTAGTTTCTGACAGTTGTTTCCCAGTTGATTTGAGCTTTTGACAGGTCGTAGGTTTCTTGGATTACATCTACAATTGCAAAGGTTCTCATACGTTTCAAAACGTCTGCTATCTCTTCTCTGGCTTTCATTGAACCCTCCTATACCTCGCCTTCGGACGCTTTGAAGTCTGTTTAAGAAGACCTTCTTTGTAGAGTTTCCTGATGAAGTTTGCAGTTGTCTTTGGGTTAATTCCAACTGCCTTAGCAACTTCTATTGGGGAGAAGTCTCCTTCAAGGCTCTCTATGTAGGAAAGGATTTTGAAGCGTGCAGTTTCCTTACCGGTTGCCTTTGGAATTTTTTTCTGAGTATCGGTGTTGTAGTCTGTTAAGCGGTAAGTATTGTGGTCAGCAGTTACTGGTTTCCAGCCTGTTAGCTTTTTCACTTCGTAAAGTTTTTCTCTCGTTGAACTTCTGATTCCAACAACTCTAAGGTAACCAGCGCGGGCAAGAAACCTTAAGTAATAGCCACAAACATACCTTGAAACCCCGGTTATTCTGGCAACATCGTTAACAGTAAAGACATCATTTACTTTCCTCAGAAACCGCCAGATCCTTTCAGCTGCTTCTCCTTTTTTTAAGGCTACTCTTGCCATTTCTAAGCCCCCTCAAAAGCCTTTCTGTTTTTGACAAAAACTCTTTTGACATCTACGTCGCTAAGGATTTCTTTGTTGTTTGCCACTGCATATCTTTCAAGAGCTTCCAGGGTAATAATTACCTGTCTTGTATTTCCGCCTGTTTCAGTCTTTAAAACTTTGAAGGCGTCTTCCGAAAGAGAAGTTTTTTCAAGGCAAGTGTTTGCTATCTTTTTTATGTCTGATAGAGAAAGAGGTTCAAGGTGGCGAATAACTCTTACTCTGCTGTGGAAAGCTCCAAACTTCCTGACCAGAGGAAGGAATTCAGGAGAACCCACGAGGAGTATTGGAACCTTAGCTTCGTCGTGAAGGTCCCGCAGGATTTCAACCATTCTTTTCTTTTCAACTAAGCGGTTGGACTCGTCAAGGAGAATGAGGGGTTTTTCTTCTTCCTGCCTCAAGAGAGAGACTATTTCGCTGAATATCCTGTAAAGGTTGCCTTTTGGAGTGCCTCCAAGCTCTAAGAGAAGCTCTTCAAAGAAATCTCTTGTTGACATTGAAGCCTTGATGGACATGTAAACGACATTCTTGTTCTGGGTGTAATACCAGAGGCAGGTTTCTGTTTTTCCAATTCCGTATGGAGCTGATATAATTCCTATGGAAGGGTTACGGAGGCGGGATGCCTCCTTTAATGCATCAATTACCCCAAGGAACGTTGTAACGTTGCTTATGGATGCTACAAATTTGTCTTTACGCATAGCGAACCTCCTTTTGCTTGTTTGTACGGGTTGGTTCTTCAAACGGTGGTTCGTCAAGTGCGATTTTGATGGCTGTTGTGAGGGCAAGCTCAATAAGGCTTTCCTTGCCCTCCTCTTTTGCAAGTTCTCTGAGAGCTACATTGAGCCAGAAATTGCAGGCTTTTTTCCTTAGGTCAACTGTCTTTTGCTCCTGCATGGCTTTACCTCCTCTATGCAAGTTTGATCTGGCTTTCAAGTTCCTCAAATGCCGGAAAGACTTCCATTTTGACGAATTCCTCGTATTTCTCTTCTTTTGAGAAGTTTTTGAGCCATTCGTAGTCTTTCTGGCTTATCGGCTCTCCAGACTGAATTCGGTCTATCAGGACTCTTGCTCTTTCGAGGGGGTCAAGGTAGTCTGCTGTTTCTCTTGCTAAAGTTTCGGCTTCTTCCACTTGCTTAATGATTTCCTTAGCTTTTACAACTTCCCTGTTTTCAAACTCTTCCTGCTGGCGTTTGTCAAAGGCAATTAGGTTTGGTTCTTTTTCAAATGAAGTAATTAGAACTTCATAAGGATCTGCACTGAATTTTTTAGTGAACTCTTTAATTTCCTTCTTTTGTCTATTGAGTTCTTTTCTGACACGTTTTTGTGTTTTGGCTATTACCTCTGCTCTTATTTTTTTTCCAAGAGCAGTGTGGTTAAAAGCTCTTGCAATGAAGTTTCCTTTCTCGTCAAAGACAAAGAGAACCCTGTAATCCGATAGATCCTGACGGACATAGACGGTGCAGTCGCCATTTTGCTGGTGGTAAAGGGCAAGCTCTTGAGAGTAGTAGTAAGTATTATGGATTCTGATTCCCTTGTTCGTAAGCTTACGCTTAACTGCTCTTGCAAGAAGTATGTCAAGGACTCTCTCGTCCTCAATTTTTGCAGGTTTCTTAGGAGAGTTGAGAATTAACTGTTCTACGATTCCAAATGAGTGCTTTTCTTTGCGGTAACGTTTCTCTATAAATTCGTTTAGCTTTTTGCTTAATTCCTCTGGAGATAGGTAAATTTCAAGGGCAAAGTCTTCGTCTCTGAGGAGTTTCTTAGCCCACTTTTTCCTGGCTTCTATCCTTCTCCTTTCTGCTACGTTGTGTCCAATGTAGCCGGGAAGGACTTCAAAAAGTTGAGTCGCTATTGTTCCAAAAACTCGCTCTACAAAAGCCTTGTATTGAGGTTGGTATGGCGGACAGTAGATAAGCTCTATGTTGAATCTCTCACAGACCTGCTGGAAGTGTTCAGATTTATAGACAGAGCCGTTGTCTGTAACTATTTTCTCTGGAACTCCAACCTCTAAAAGCCATTTTCTCAGAAGGTTATCAACTACAACGTAGGAGTTTTCTCTCTCTGCAAGGGCAAATCGAACGTCTCTACTGTAAACGTCTATGAGAAAGGTTAGCTGGAGTCTTTTCTGTTTTTCTACTACCGTGCCGTCGGACTGTTTTTCACTCCACTTACACATCACGTCGGCTTTTGTGGAGTCAAGCATTAGAACCTGACCGTAGTATTCGGCACGGTAGGCTTCTTTCTGGTCGCCGTATGCTGGCATATACCTTTGACGCCATTCGTCAGGAGAGAGGATATATTTGATAATGGCATCGTTCTTTTTCCTGAACTCCTTATACCACTTCATAAATGCCTGATAACTTGGTGGATGGTCTTTTAGCTTTCCTTCTTTGTAGTAAAACCTGAGAGTTTCGTAAATCCTTTTTCCTCTTTCTATTCCTTTATAGAGACAGCTCCAGACAACAGCTTGCATTTCTGGAGTAATGGCTCTTTTTCTTCCCTTGTTTTTGTGTTTAGGGAGAAGGGCGTAAAGACCTCCTTCTTCAAAGAGAGCTATCCAGCGGTAGAGGGTTTTAACGGTGAGTTTGTGAATGCCAGCCTCTAAGGCTTCTATGACGTTTATTTTTCCGTTGTTGTATGCCTTTACAAATCTTTCTTTTGCTTCTGTTTCCCTTAACTCTTTGTTTCTTTTCCTGAAAGTCTTGTAAGCCTTTACGAGCTTGTATCTTGCTCTTGCCTCGTTTTTGTGTTCTTCTTCCGCTACTTCAAAAAGTCTCATCCATTCTTTGAGCTGTTCTGTATCTACAACCGAGTGAGCAGGAATGAACTCTTCCGGAACTCCAATAAAGTGTTCAAGGATTTTTGACTGAATCTCTTCGGGGAGATTCTCTACAAGAAACTCTTTCTGGTAACCGCCACGGGTGGGGACTTCTCTGTATGTCCAACTTTCCTCATTTGCTTTTTTAAGGAGTGCAGGTTTTGAAATTTTCAAAATTGAAGCCAGTTCAGGTAAAGAAATCCACTCTGGAAGGTTAATGCTTTCGGTTGCATTTTCGGTCTGGTTGCATTTTTGGGTTGCATTTTCAGAAGAAATTTCGCAGGTTGCATTTTCAGTTGCATTTAAATTGTAGATTGCATTTTTAATACCTTGATTTTCAATGGTTACCTTTGAGTTAACGCTTTGGTTAACGCTTTCTGGATTGGTTGCATTTAAAAGTGTTAACCTGTCTGAGTTAACGCTTTCTGCTGAATTTTGACCTGAAAGTGTTAACTTTTCTGGCTGATTTTCAGCAGTTTCATTTTTACCATCTTTTAAGGATAGATTTTGATTTTCAATTGCTATCTCTGATTTTTTATTTTTGGCTGGATTTTGATTTTGACCGCAGGTTGCATTTTCGAAAGTTGCATTTTTACAGGTGGTTGCATTTAGGTTGCATTTTTGGAGTTTATCTTTGACGTCTGAAGGAAGAGCTTCTACGATATAGTATTTCTTTGGTTTTCCTCTGCCTTCTTTAACTTCTTCATATTTCCAGTTTTCTACTTTTGCTCTTTTATTTACTGCCTGTCTTGAAATGCCGAGCAGTTTAGCGATTTCACCTGCGGTCAATTTCATTGGAGAACCTCCACAGTGGTAACCTTTCCACCTTTGGGGGAAAAGAGTGCTATTTCTTTTCTGGAACTCGTAAAAGGAGCTCGTAGTCTGTAAACGGAATTTCGAGCTTCACTTCTACCTGCCACTCCTTCTTCACAAGTTGCAGGAGATAGGTAAAGCAGAAGTAGAGGAATCCTGTGGAAAACAGAAGAAAGAGAAGTGTTCCAAGAATGGGTTGCAGTAAAAAGAAAATCAGATACCGTGCCACTTTTGAGATAAAAGTTTTGAACTTCATTTTTGTTCCTCTTTTTTTCAGTAAAATTGATAGAAAGAAGGGCAAAGGGGGAATAAAAGACAAGAGTTTGAATATGAGTGATAAACCCTGTTATAAACCCGGAGAGGAAGTTCCTGCACCGGGCATTTACATTAATCCTGTTACAGGAGAAAAAACTAATGAAGACTTCCTCTCTAAATTCTGGCAACTTGGAACACTTATTCATTGTTTTGCCTCTTGTTTTCTCTGGATTCAGAGCCTATTTTGATTAATGGGATGAGGTTTGTTATTGGGATGGAGATTGACCTTCTGAACTCTTCTGTGAGTCCTTTCGGGTCAATCTCTGTCCCACCCTTAAACAGGGCTTTTGCAAGTGTCCTCTCGAAAGCTTTAAGAACGTGGTCTCTGTAGCTGTCAAGAGTTTTTTCAATGAGAGTAACGAGCTCCTGTTTTTCAGGTTCTTCAACCTCGACGTAACCGCAATCGATAAAAATCCTGATACCGCCTGCTGTTTTAGTTGTCTTGATACCGCCAAAGTGAGGACAGTCAAAACAGACACTTCCGTTAATTGTCTTTTCTCTTTTTGGACAGTAAACCATCATCTGAACTGGCATCGGTAGAGTACCTTCCACTCTCATAGCTTTCCTCCTTCTTTTGTTGTGGTAATAGTTGTTTAATAACACTCAATAAGGCTGCTGCATTTTTGTATTCAAAAGAAAAATCCTTTTTGAGGATCTCCAGTATGAATTGACAATATGCAAGGTCTTTTTCATCCTTGATATAAAAATCCCAACAAAACCTATCGAAAGAAGGGATTGCTGATATTGGTAATCGAACATTGAGCTCCGTTAAAAGATCAGAAAGTTTTTTACCTTCTTTGCTGTGTCCATTCAGATACACCCGCATACAAAATCCCATGCTTGTAATTTCAAAACCCACGCGAATTACACCTTTCATGCTTCCCTCCCTGTTGGACTTAAGACTTCCTCTCCAAACTCTTTTATAAGGGCTTCTTTTATTTTTAGAGCCTTCCCACTTTTTGCTGGAATTCTGTGGGTAACGACAGCCTGGGCAAGTTTGTATGAAAAACCTCTTTTTCTGCACCAATCAATGAGGCTTGAGTAGCCCTTCCTCATAAGAGCAATCTTGAGTTCGGTCGAGTATGTGAAAGGAGGTTTCCTCATTTCCAGTTTCCTTAATAAGTTTTAATTAGCATCGTGCTAATTAAATGATAGTCCGATTTTCGGACATTGTCAAGTTTTCTGACATAGGAGGCTTTCATGGACAAGAAGATTGACAAGAAACCTATTGGAGAAAGACTCAAGCTCTTAAGAAAGAAATATCTGAGACTTTCTCAAGAACAGTTGGCTGAGATCTTAGGAGTGAAGCGAAACACTCTTTCTAATTGGGAAAGGGGAGAGAATGAGATAAACTATGAAGCCCTTTCCATTCTCCATAAGAAGTTTGGAGTCAATACAAACTGGCTTCTTTTTGGTGAAGGCTCAATGTTCACAGAAGAGAAAAAAGAAAAACAAGAAGAACCAGAAGCTGAATACATACCTTATACTCAGGCTGGTATAGATAAAGAACTTGCTATTATGATAGCAATGCTTTCTCCAGAGCAACAGGAATCCCTAAAACTTATTTTTAAAGAGTTCCTCAAGAAGGGTGGAGAGAGGCAGTCAAGTTTTTGTTTGGAAAAACAAAAGGAGAGGGGTAATGTGGTAGAGGATTCTCACGATGAGAATATGATAGAATGAAATAAATTTCGCATAAAAATCTGAGATAACAACTTGGATCCTGGAAGAGGTGAGTCATGATATTGCTATCCTTATTGTTTTTGGTTATCGGTATAGGAACTCTTATGGGTTCTTTAGCACCAGAAACGAAAAGAAAATATCCACCACATAAAATCAAGAAAATGAGGATAATTTCTGCTGTTTTCACCGGAATAGGACTTATATTGTTTGCTGGTTCACTCTCTACAGACAATAGATGTCCTCTTAACGTCGGAAGCGAATATATTTAAAAATCAACGACACCATGCTCCCAGTTCCTGCGGCAACTGACCCTAAATATTTGGATTTACACCTTAGAGTTCTGACTAACGACAAAACTCTGACTTTAAAGGAAAAAGTGCTGGATAACGAATTATTGAAAAGGAAAGCAATTGTAATGCTCAAACCAGGAACAAAAGTGGAGTTGGAAGATTTAGGTATAAAGAATTCCCAAGTTTTTATAGAAGAAGGAAAGTACATGGGTGCTATAGTTTATGTAAGAACCGATTGGTTACAATGTGAAAACCAAAAGAATGAATAAATAAGAGATTCTCACGATGAGAATGTGGTAGAATAATCATTGGAAATTAAGCTTTTGGGAGGGAGCAGTGGGATTGCGTTTCCAAAAGCGTAAAAAGTTGGGACTTCTAAACATTTCTCTTGGTAAGAAAGGAATAGGAATTTCTATAGGAAGTAAGTGGGGTTTTACCAAAGAGATATGGTTATAACTGGGGGTGTAATGCTTTCCAACCAAGAAGCCTATGCCCTTATAAGAGAAAAGAAAATATTTATAAACCCGCCAATTGTTAATCTTGCTCACACTAAATACAGGTTTGAAATGGAAAGTGTCGAGCAGAGAAACCTTAAGTTTTTCGTTGACATGGAAGTTAAAGCAGAAACCATCAAGATTAAGCTTTCTGTTGGTGAATATAAAACATGGAAAACCAGTCATAATCATCGTTCTAAAAGCGTAGGAAATATAGGATTATTAAGAGTTGATTTTGGTGGAAAACATGAAAACCCTCCGAGGGCTAATCAGCATGTCCCAAACTGGATAGCCCAATTTGCAGGAAAATATTTTGAAAGGCATGAACCTCATGTCCATATATATGTAGAAACATACAGCACCCAACGTTTAAAGTGGGCAGTTCCTTTAGAGGTTTTTGAGTTTGATGGAAAGACTTTCTCCGTAAGGGCTATTACCTCTATCGATGAACTTGAACTTGTTACACGGGAGTTTGAAACTATAATAAACGCTCAAAATGGGATTAGATTTATGAAGAATCTTTTTTGAATAGGTTAGTTAACTATGGTTGAAAACGTTAAGAACCTTGTTAAAAGTTATTATGAATGGCTTACCAGTAGAGTTGACGTAATAGAGCTTAAAGAGTCTGACTGGATTTTGGTAGGAACACCTTTTGAAAATTTTATGGGTGATTTGATAGACCTTTATATTAGAGTAGAAGGTAACGAGATTATTATTTCAGACAGAGGAGAAACTCTTTCCAATCTTGAATTCGCTGGTGTGGAAATTAATCGCTCAAAGAAAAGGAAAGAAATTCTTGAGAGTATTCTCTTATCTTATGGTGTCAAAAGCGATGGAGAGTCAATATTCGTAAAAGCAACAGAAAAGGATTTCGTAAAAAGAAAACACCAGCTCATCCAAGCTATTCTTCAAATCAATGACATGTTTTTCCTAAGTAAAGAACATGTTACTTCTATCTTTAAAGAGGACGTCAGGAAATTCCTTGAAGAGGAACTTAAAATTCCAGTAGCACAGGACATCATCCTCAGAGGAAAAAGCGGATTGGAATTCAACGTTGATTTCTTTATCACTACAAGAAAATCAGAAAAGATACTTAAAGCCAGTAATAGCGTTAACAAAAGCATAGTTGCTACATTCCTTTTTGCATGGGAAGATGTTAAAGAAGTAAGGGCAAAGAAAAAACCGCTTGAAGCCATAATGATTATCAATGATACAGATAGAGAAATTTCGGAAGATTACCTCAATGCCCTTAAGCAGAAAGGGGCAGATTACATCCTTTGGTCGGAAAGATACAGAGAAGCTGATAGACTTATTGCATAAGTTTAACCTCCTCAACCTTTCCAACTCCCACCTGCCATTCCTTTAGCTCCGTATAGGCGGGAGAATTAACCTTCACGTAGAAAACTCCCTGAATACCCATTAAACGGTAGATAATCTGGTCTGGATTTATAGCCTGTCCTAACTTTTTCCTGGTCTCTGCTATGTAGCTGTCTATGGACTCTCTGCATTTATCCAGAATTTGTGTGGCAAGAGTGCCAAATCCTTCGGCAATCTTTATTTCCACGTCAACTATAAACTCTACAGGCTTGGCTGGTTTTACTACAACGTAATCGGTTAAGGGTCTTACGTCTTCTGCTGAAAGTATCTCTTCCACTTTTGAAAGTATCTCTGAAGGAACAGGAAGTTGATCCGTTAGAACGTAAACTTCCACAACTCCAGGAGAAGGAGATAAAACTGATACGTCTATCACGCTGGCAGAGGCAGTTTTAGCCCAGTAGATATATCCTTTTCTCGTTCCAGCAGTATTGAAACGGTAAGGTGCAAGGCGAATTCTGTCTCTTAAATGCTCGTCATCCTCGGTTTCTTTCCCTCCAGCAGTAATGGTAATGTTTTCAACTGCCTTTACGTAAGGAACAGGTTGAAGAAGATTTTTAAGTTCTCCAGCTAAGAATCCGTCGCCTGCAGTTCCAGGAGTCTCACATATAAATAGGGCATCAAAGGTTGGTGTATTCTCTGGAATGATAAGAGGTTCCTGCGGTTTAAAGATGAGCTGATTGGGAGAAACTATCTTCACGTCTTCTGTATCCAGGAGAATTTGAGGATGGGGAGTTTCCAGATAGAATCTTACAGTGGTAATGGCTGGTTCTGGAGGAAGTCTTTTCACTCCAAGCCACTCTCCAAGCAGGTCAAGAGCTTCTCCCTGTGCATAGCGAAGGAAGTTCTGCTTTCGGTAGTAGTTCATCTGTCCTTCAAGTTGAGAGCGGTCGTAGGCTATGAGGGAGATGAGGAAGTCTTCAACGTCTGACGGAGAAGGGTATCTTCCAGTCATACGGGCGTAGTTCTCTCTCAGCTTCCTGACAAGCTCTTCCGGTGGGGTTACTGCAAACATGCCTTTCTCCTCTTTCTCCTAAAACTAAGGAAGAGTTGCTTTGTATTCTTCGAGAGTTAGCACAGTATCAGGTTCTTTCCACGCAGGATTTTGCTCTAAGGACTTTAGAAGAGGAGGAGGGTCTTTCAGCTTGAAATCCTTACCGTAAATCTTCCCGTTTCCGTCAAAGTCTTCCTGCTGGATAAATTCCTGACTCAATATAACCGCATAGCCAAGAGGAGCTGATTTTCCTCTGTTGTCTATGTTTATGATGTGGTCAGATGTAAAAGCTCCGCATCTATTATTTGCAGAATCCCACAGCATGCAAGCCGATTGGATACATTCCTTTTCCTGAAAAGAAGCTTGCATTGTTGACTGGTCAAACACCCAGTTGCTCATAAAAGGACAAACTGCCATGTTATCCCCCGGAATTACTATCTCCTGAACCAGTTACCACTATTCCAGCTCCACAGGGAACTATGTGAATATCTCCTACTCTATGAGTTGGAATGCCGTTTGTAAGAACTGTAGAACTTCCAGAAACAGCAAAGCTGACTGGACAGTGAGGACAGGTAGAAGCTCCAATATCGCCCTGTCTCATCTGCTCTCTGCCGTTTACGTAAGTATCAGGACTACCCACTATGTGAATACTTATCCAGCTATGGGGACAGCAGGGAGCACTTACACTGCAAATGCCTGCAGATATATCTCCTACCCGTGTGTTGCTGCTCATTTCTTTCCTCTATGGGTTGATATTCACAAACTTTCCTTTTATGGTTACGTTATTTGAGGCTTTAACAGTCGCATCCTGTCCAGCTTCTACTGTTGCGTTCTGGTCTGTCTTTACGGTTACGTTGCCAGTTGCGTGAATGTAAACAGTTCCTTCTACATGAACATAAAGACGGTGTTTTTTACGGTCGTATTCAATTATCGTTCCGTCTTTAAATCGTCTGTGGTATTTGTCTCTGTCCGCTACAGGAGGAGGATCTTCAAGGGTGTAGTAGCTTCCTACTACAAAGCCTCTTTCAAAGTTTGGAGGAGTGAAGAGGCACACTACAAGTTCGTCAACGTCCGGCATCCAGTATTCTTTATCAAGTTCCGTTTTTGTGGTTAGAACCGGAAGCCAGTAGGTTATGAGTTTATCCTTCTCTCCAAGCTCTACTCTGACCTTAGCAGTCTTTTCATCAATTGCTACAACTTTTCCAATGGCTATCACCCTATTGAGTTGTGCTTCAAGCCATTCAAGTCTGTCCTTTACCTCTCTTAGCTCCTCAAACATTAATTCCCTCTAAAAGAGTCTTCGGATGTACCTTCTTGCTACTGCAGATTTTGTCTCTCCTGCCCTTTCAAGCCCTGAAACTGCCATTTCAAGGGCGTCGGGCAGATCGTCATGAGCTCCCTTGGGAAACTCGATAAGCTGATCTATCAGAAGTTTCTGGTTCCTTCTGAATCTGATTAGTCCATTTTCTATGAGAGGAGAAAGTTTCTGGATTCTCAACTCCTTACTTACTTTTGGCTTTATCCCTTTAATCGGTAAGTACACTCCACTTTTACTCGCTTCCCTCATTATCTGATTTTTGTAGATTTCCTGAAATGCAATTTCCTCAAAGAATATCTTTTTGGGTTTGAATGCTAAATATTTCTCGATTATTTTCTTTGTGAGATTTAAATCTGAAATCTTTTCAGCAAAGGCGTCAAGAACGTAGATAATGCCTGTTTCTTTGTCTTTACCAACTGTTACAATCGCCGAATAGTCTCCTGTTTTCTTACCAGTGGCAGGGTCGACTGCCATTGTAACATTTAGTTTTCTATTTACTATTTCAGCTGGTTCATAATACTGGAACCATTCAGGTTTGAATACCATGTCTTCTTCAGAGAGTGGTTCGTTCAGATATTCTGTTGCAAAGGCTATGCTGCCGATTTCTGTTTTTCTCTGGTATAGTCTGTCTAAGGACCAATAATCATTCCAAAGAGCTTTTTCTTTTCCACTTTCGTCCTTGAAGATTGCTTTAAACTTAACTGCAAACCAGTCTTTTAATTTCCCTTCTCTTACTTCTTTTAAGAGCCTTGAAGGAAGGTCGTCGTGGTGGAGAATCGTATTAGTGAAGATTATGAAAGCGTCTCTGTCTGCCATTGGAATGATTGTTCTTTTAAATCTCCTGTAGATTTTTTCTCTTTTAGATGGACTTTCTGCATCGGTATCCTTTAAAACATCATCGCACAAGATTAAATCTGGACGGCTTTCCCTTTTTCTCATACCTCTGAGGGAGCCATCTATTCCTTTACCTGTTATGTTTACGCCGTTTTTGAACTTCAACCTTTCTCCCTTCCATTTATCCCCTCTAACGTCTCCAAAGTCTTCAAGGATTCTTTCGTTTTCTTCTACCTCAAGCTTTATGTTTTCAAGGATTTCTTCAGCAGATGGCTTTGATGCAGCAATAATGACTATGTTTTTAGCTTTTTTAAAAAGAGCATTCCAGAGAAGGTAAGCTTCTGCCCTTGTAGTTTTGCCGTGCCCTCTTGGTTCTACGTTCACGATTCCTTTTATTTTTTCAGAAGGTTTTAAAATGTCCCAGTCTTTGGGATCTATCCACTTTTTGAGTTCCTCAATTGTCTCTGGAGTTATCTTGTGAGTATTGAAAATCTCAAGAAGCAATTTCTGATAAGGAGCAGGTTCTGAGAAGAATTTGTGAGAAAGATAGTAACGACAGAAAAACCAGAAATCACTTTCAGCCTTTTTTAGCCTCTCTGCTTTTGCTGGATTGATTTCAATATCGACTTTTTGTAGAGCTCTTTGTAGAGCTTTCTTCTTAATGCTCAACTGTAAGCTCCTTTATGGAGTTTATAACAGCTTCTGCAACGTCCGGTTTATCCTGAAATTCCTGTTTAACACGACTGACAAGCTTCTCTATCATCTCCTCGAACTGCTCAGCATATCTTTGTTCAAGTTCAGCCTGAGTCTTTTCGGCATAAGCAGAAGCTCTCATGAAGTTTGAAAGCGTGTTTATGGCTTCTTTTGTTATGGTTATGTGCTCTTTAAGTACTTCGGGATTGAACCCTTCTCCCTGCATTTTTTCTGCCATCTGGTCTAAGACAAAAACCAGCTGCTGATATATTCCAATCATTGCGAAAGACAGCCCTTTCGTAGCTGTTAAAAGCTCTCCACTGTCAAGGTTTTCCCCAAAAGCAAGGGCAACGTCAAACATATTCTGCTTGTCTTTAAACCAGTTCCAGATGGACTTGTAGGAAATTTCTATCCCGTACTTTTCCTGCAGATAATCTTCAAGGTATTCAAAAGTTCTGCCTTCCCTTCTTAACTTGATAATTTCTTGCTTTATGTGGTCGGGAAGCCTGTCAAACTTTTTGAGTCTTGTTTTCCTTGCCATCAGCACTCCCTTGGCAGGACTATGGTTTCATCAACTGCCTGTTTGTCTATAAGCAGATAAGCTTTTGGAGTTGCAAAAAGGACGGTATCAGCATCAAGGTAAGGGGTTTCTTTTCTCAGGTAGCCATCGTTTATAAGTTCAACAATTACTTCTTTGAGTTTAGGAAGTTCCAGAACTCCAGGATCATAGAACCTTAAGAGAAGGGCATATATTTGACCATAAGTAAGACCGCTTAAGTGGTGAACGGTTTTATAGAAAGAAAGTATCCTGCCTTTGAGCTTGGGTCTTTCAAACATCCTTTCCCCCTTGAACCTTCAAAATTTCCTTTAGAAGTTCTTTGAATTCTCTCTGGATTTCCCTTTGTGCCTTGAGGAAGTTGTTGTTCATTTCTTCAAAGCGACGGCTTGTGTCATTCATGAAAGCTATGAGGTCAACCTTTTGAACTAAATTTCTTTCATGCTCTATGAGCTTCTTATCCTGCTGGAGTATCTTTCTATCAAGTTCGTGGTATCGTTCATGAAGAACTTTATCAAGCTGGTAGTGTTTTTCGTTCAACGAGTTAAATTTCTTTTCAAGTTCTTCTTCCAGTTGGGACTGTCTTTCTTCCCATGCTTTGAATTTTCTATCAAGGACAGCTTCAAGCTCCTTAAGGATTTTACTCTGCCCCTTCCACTTTTCATAGAGAACGTAAATCATGAAAATAACCGAGTAAAGAACAGGTGAACCTGCTGCATCTTTAAGGAGTGAGAAAAACATGCTATCCAAGTTTTCTCTCCTTGTGGGAATTTACACTTGAAGATAGCAGGGTTTAAGAGTAAAGGTGGTAAGGTTACCAGCGTTAATGAGCGTAGCCTGTGTTGTCTTCCCAGAGGTCTTTCATGAGCTTTTCAAATGCCCACTTAAGTTCTGGAGTTGCCTTGTCTATGGCTTCAAGGAGTTTTTCTTTGAAGTTCTGTTCTGAAACTCCTTGAAGGGAAACACTCAAGTTAACATTTACCTTTGGAGAAAAGCTAACAGTTTTGTTGCCTTGCTCTTTTACTTTTTCAATCTTTTCCGTAAGCTTTTCCATCTTTTCTTTCTGGGAGAACTGCTTTTCAAGAACTTTTTCGTGAATAGTTCTTTTCTCCTGCTGGTGTATCTCTTTCTGGTTTTGATGAATTTCCTTCTGGCGTATTTCCTCTCGTTCTCTAAGGGTTTCTCTCGTCTCTTTTTTCTGGTGAAGTTCTCTGATATGCAGTTTTTCGTAAACAACCTCCTTGTGAGTGGCTTTCTCGAATGCTTCCCTGGCTCTTTCAGGTGGAACTACTCCTTTTTCTCTTAGCTTCTTTTTCTTTTCCTCTTCTCTTTTCTCGTCTCCGAAGAAGAATCCAAATACACCGGAAATCTTGTCTTTTAGCCAGTTAACCGCTTCAAGAGGCTTTTTGATCACAGAAAGTATTCCAGCTGTCAAAGTTTCTATTATCTTTTTGCCCGATTCTGTTAGGTCAATCTTTGAAACAAAGTCAATTGCGGATTTAACAGCTTTTACAAAAAGTCCTATCGGTGAATAATCAAGATAAAACTTCAGACCTTTTGATAGAAGATTTCGCAGGCTGGAAAATCCCGCTTTTACAAACTCAACAGCAGAAGAAAAAGTTGACTTCACGAACCCCCAGACTTTATCCCAGTTGCGGTAAAGAACGTAGAGAGCAGACACTACAACACCGATAACTGCTACCCAAACCAATGTGGAAAAGGTCAAAGATGAAAAGGCTGCACCCAATCCTCTTAATGCAAGGGAAAAAGCTCCAAGAGCAGAACTTGCTCCCCTTGCAACCACAGAAATAGCTCTAAACGATGAGATCCATCCCCCGAAAGCGAAAGAAGAAGCCATCGCTATAAATTGGAGAACAGCTCCTAAACTTCCAAGAACAGCCATAAAACCCAGAAAAGCAAGAGTAAACTTTGTTATGAGAGGGTGTTTCTCTGCAAAACTCCCGATGGCGTTTGCTATCTGGAGTATCACATCGCCAACGGGTTTAAGGTCTTTGTCAAGGTCGTCAAAACTCTTCAAGAAAACCGCCTCAACCCTTCTCCAAGCATCATTTAGTCTGTTAAAGAAGGTTTTGGACTCTTGAAACATCTGGTCTGTAGCACCCTTCCACTTTCCTAAAATTCTATCCGGGTCGGCTATTGCCTCTCCCATCTTTGCAAGAACCTTGTGAGTGATATCTTCTGTTCCTTGAATCCCGAATATCTGCTCCATTATGTTTCTGGCAGCTTGAACGTCTTTCTTATAGAGAACTGCTAAATGCTGGAGGAGTTTTGAGTAGCCCTCTTTTTTCTTCCTGTCGTTCCCGGTTTCAAAGCCTTCTCTTATCTCCGCCAAATACTGCTTTATCTTCCTTGCTTCGTGTCCAAACTTATCAACAGGGAGAAGTTGGTCAACTATTCCAGCTTTTTCTCCTTCTCCAACAAGAGCCTGCCAGATCGAAATGTCTGTAAGCCTTGCTTTGAAAGATTCTTTTACCGTATCAGCCAGCTTATCAAAGTTGAATGCTCCCTCGTTAGCTCCAGCTATCAGGTAGGCAACAAACTCCTTAGCCGATAGTCCTGCTTCTTTCATTAGCGGAGCGTATTCCCATAGAGTATCAAGTAGATCGTTAGCTTTGTCTCCAGCTTTTGTGAAGACAGTCGTCATAAGGTCCGTCGCCTCTTCTGCTGTAATGCCAAAGGCTTTTCTCATCTGTGCTATAGCTCTTGTTATCTCTTTTGTGTCCCACTCTGGAATTACTTTCTGGACTTTAAGAGCCTGGATTACAGCCTTTTTAAGTTCTTCTCCTTGAAGCCCTGTTAACTGGTGAATCTGGGCATAGACTTCTGCTATTTCTTCCGGAGCTTTTCCAATGATTCGGTAGATGTCAATGAGGTCTTTTTTTACTCTATCAAGGTCTTTAGTGGTTAGTTCTGTCCTTGCAACTATCAAGTGAGCCTGTCTGTCAAAATCAACCATTTTGTTGACAATGTCTTTAATGGCAAAAGAAGCAGAAGCTCCTATTCCTCCGAGAGCAGCCATTCTTTTGAGTCTCGCCCCGACTGTCATAAGACTCGAAGAAGAAAGCTTTTTTTCAAGTTCTTCCTGCTTTTTTGCAGTCTCTTCAAGCTCTTTCTGATACTTTTCAAGGTCTTTTGTAATGTCTTTTAGGGTAAACCCTTGACTCTGGAGAGCTTTTCTCAGGGTTTCTGCCCTTTTAGTAGCTTCTTCCTTTTCTCTGTTCACTTTTTCAAGTTTCTCTTTTTCTTCTCTTAAAGAGGAAGAGACCTTTTCAAGCTTTTCCCTTAACTCTTTCGCCTTGGCGGAAAGGTAAACGTTCCCTTCACCGCTTCTCTTTAATTCTTTTTCAACTTTCTTGAGTTCATCCTGAAGGTTCTTTTGCTCCCTTTCAAGGAGTGCTACAGCTTTTTTGTGTTCAAACTCAGCTTTTGCAAGTTTAAAAAGTGTATGAATTAACGTTCCGTAAGAGTTTATCTGCCTCTGTGTCTTCTCTGGTAACCTGTCGTAAAGCTCGTAGAGGTTACCGATTTCTAAGCCTTCCTTTTTGAGGGCTTCAGATAGTTTCTTTGACTCGTTTACAGCCTTTTCTTTTTCGCTTTTTATAGCCTCAAGCTTTCGTTTTTCTTCTGTTAGGGAAGAAGAAACCTTTTCAATTTCGGCTCTTAAAGTTTTAAGCTTTTCATCTAACTCTTTAGAACTCCTACCCTTACTTTCGTATTGAGCTTTTACCGTCTTGAGTTCCTGATTAAACTTTTCATAGGTAGATTCGAGGGCTTTAATCTTTTCTATCTGCTTTTGTTCGGCTTGTGAAAGCTCTGAAATTTCCTTGGAGAGCTTACCGAAGGCTTCAACGTTTTTAAGCCTGCCGTCAAGGGTCTGGAGTCTCTTTTGGAGTTTTTCAGATAACGCTTCTATCCTGTTAACTTTCTGACTGAAAAGGTCTTTAACGCCAACAATCAACTGAAGTGCAAACTCTCTTCTTTCCACCATCAACCTCTTTTAAGAGCTTCTTCTCTTTTTTCAAGGAACTGCAAGGTAATTTCCAGAACGTAGTTAAGTTCTGAAAGGGTCATCTCTTTAACTTCGCTGTAGCAGTAACCAAACTCAACCAGGAATGGAATTGCCTGTTCTATGAACTCCCCGCTTCCTTTTGAAGTTGCGATAAAAAATCTTCGGAGATACCCAGCAGTTTCATCACGATTTCATCAAAATCCTCTGCCGATAGCTTTTCGGCAAGTTCGAGGGATGGTATTTTTACCCCGAAGTTACAGAGACGGTTGAGAATGCAGATAATAAAAGCGTCTCCGTCTTTTGTTCCAAACGTAGCCTGAGCTTCCTGTGCCGCTTTAATCCTGTCAAGGACTGTTATTTTCTTACGAGTGATTTTGACCGTTTCAATCCTTTTACCTTCTGCTTCAAACGGGTGCTTTAGCCTAACCTCTTCCACTTTGCTATCCTCCTTTCCTGACAGTGATTTTCGTCCTCCAGCCATTTTCTTTCGAGATTGAGTGAACAACTTTAATTGCCTGATACTTTCCAGCGATAAAACCGTAAAGTTCCTCTGGCAGAACTATGTAGTCTCCAGCATTAACAGGCTGACCGTAAATTGTAAAGGTGGCTTCTGCCTTAAGCTCAGACTTACTCTTTTTAATCACTGCCTTAACCTTTTCCTGAGCTTCTTTTAAGTTGTGGGCTATGCCGTAGAGCTTAATCGTTTTTCCTCCTTTTACTTCCGGGTTCTCTTCCCGGTAAACAAGCGTTTCTTTTGAACCGGGTTTGTAGTATTCCATAAGGACAACTTTTACAGCTTCTTTCTTTGGTTTAAAGCGAATATCGTCATTCACCAAGTAAGGAGTAATATCCCACTCTCTTGTGGGTAGATTCCTGGCAAAAACCACAGTTCCAGCCCTAATGAAGAATTTACAGTTGTAGTCTCTCGCAAGGCGTTTTAGGAACTGCTCGTAAGTCTCGTTAACTATGTCAATTCGGGTTAGCGGAATTTCTGGAGCGTCAACAAAGGACTTTTTGCTACACTTTGAAATTATCTGCAAAACAAGGTCTTTAAGTGTAATGTTCTCGTAGCTTTCGTTTCTAACCACTTTAAAGGCTTTAAGGTCCTCATAGCTTTGTGACGTTGCTGAAATTGTCAGGACAGATCCTTTCTCTCGCAGAGTAAAAGAGTCTCCCACGTAAAAGGTCCCCAGGCGGAACACTTGACCATCTGCAATAATAGAAGCGTCTATTCGGCTGTTCTCCTCTATTGCCCAATCCTTCAAAAACCGCCTGTCCAGATTTGAAAGAGTAAGCTGGAGTTCATCTTTTGCTTTCTCTTCAATAGAATCCGTATAGACCACTTCAAGAATGAAGTCTGAGAGTTCCCGTGTAACATTCTTACCATTTATGAAAACCTTTATCTTGGGCTGTCTTATCAGGTTTTCCATGGCGGTGGTGGTAACTCCTTAGTAGGTTGTTCTTCAAGAACGGGAATTTTCAGCTTTAAACCCGCCGGTAAGGTTGGGGAGTAAAGGAGACTTGGGGGTATTTCCTTCTCATTGGCTTCCTGAATAAGGTAATACTTATCTGGAACACCGTAGAACTCATAGCTTATCAAGTCCCAGCGGTCTCCTTCTTTGGTTATGTATTCAGCGTAAGAAGTTGTCATTTCTAACCTCTATGAGTTTTAAGTTAACCGTTAGCTTCTTAATAGAGCCGTCAGGAGCAAACTCTGGAACTTTTTCCATCTCTTCAATCGTAAACTCTCCAAGTATCTCCTGACCTATTACAAGTAGCTGAGGTTGAACATTGTCCATTAGTCTCTTTAGCTTTTTGTAAGTGGCTTCTGGATCCTGTGAAAACGGATAAGCAATGGCAATGGTAAGTTCAATAACCCTTTCATTTTCTCCTGTATCTTCAATAAACGGGTAGCCATTAACTATTCTGTGTCTTGGTTTCATTCTTGAAAATCTCTCTCGAAAGTTCCTTGGATTAATCCCCTGTATTTCAAAAGGAATATCTCCGAAAGCTCCAAATTTCACAGGATTAGCCATCTCTTACGACCTCTTTGACCGTTGGTACTTCTACTGTTTGCTTTATTTGAAAAACGAGCTTTATCTGGAATCTATCTTGAAAACCTGGAGCAGTTTTGAGGTCAAGAGGGTCCTCGGAGAAAAGAACTGGTTCAAGGTGTCCGTTTACGTCTATTGGCACGATTGCACATTCTCCAAAGACTTCAAAATCGCCCTCTTTCTCCGAAACTGGAGGAAGCTTTAAGTTAACGGGAGACTTAAAGAAATGTTGAATTAGAGAAGAATATTTAATTGCCTTAAAGAGCAAAACGTTATCTCTATTGCCAGTTCCTTTAACGTTTAAAACTATGTCAACGGGAAGCTCCGCAATATAGAAAACTGTAACTTTTCCTTTTTCTTCTTTCCTATCAAGTTGTCTGCCAAGGGAAAACTCTTTTGGCTGGAGTCTCACCTCTACAGCACTCATAGCAGGTGAAGGGTCTATAACCACCGATATTCTTAAAAACTTCTGAAGCTTTTTTTCAAGCTCTATTAAATGCTTCACGACAGCTCCTCAAACAAGATTCTCTCAGCAAGTTCCTGTAGTCCTCTGAGCTGCTCTTCCGTGAGATACATAAACGGTCTTGCCGGGATGGTTACCTCTTCTTTCCTTACAAACAAAAGTTTTGGTTTGGACTTCTTTCGCTTAGCTGGAGGAATGCCAAGTATTACTCTTTTTCTAAAAACAATCTCCCAGCCTTCTCCCTTGAGCTTTTCAAGGTAACCTCTTACTCCCAGAGTTTCTACTTCTCTTCTAACTTTCTTGTCTGCTGGGATAACAAGGGTTTTGCTCTTTTTCGGAGTAATCGTTCCTCCAAAATGCTGAATTGGAGCATACCGCAGATTCGTTCCTGCTATTACTTTCAAACCTTCTACTTTTCCAGCAATAGAATTCCTTAAATGCCCTTTATCTCTTAATGGAGGTTTTCTCCCTTTAACTTTAAGGGTTATAGGAGCATTACGTGGTTCTTTAACATTATCAATATTCTTCTGAATTTCCCGAATAAGGAACGGTTTAATTTCTTCGGGAAGTTCCTTAGCTTGTTCTCCAAACTTCTTTACAGCTTCAACAAATTCAAGTAGCGGTTCCATCATAAGGCTTAATCTACAGTTCTTTCCTTTCCAAAGTGGTAAGGTTACCACCTGCCCTTTCTCTTTGCTCTACTATAAAACCACTATGAGTAAGAAACTGCTACCGGACGTTTTAAAGGGCGACAAAAGAGCAACAGCTCTTGCAGAGCTAATTGAAAAGGACAGGCAAGAGATCCAGGAGCTATTGCCGTTTCTCTTTGTTTATAACCTTTCCACACTCTCGGACTCTGAACTCGAAGACCTTGCCTGGCAGTTTGACGTTTCTAAAACTGCCTGGAAACTTACACAGGATAGAAGTCAGAAGGAAGAACTCGTAAAAAATGCAATCATTCTCAAAATGAAACTTGGAACACCGTGGGCTATCAAAAAAGTTCTGGAGATTTTGAAACTCGGAAGGGAAATACACGAATGGTTTACATACAACGGTAAGCCTTATCACTTTAAAATAGACCTGTTCTTTGAAGAGTTGATTAAGAACGGAATTACACTTACTCCCGAAATTGAAGAAAAACTTTTGAGGCTCATAAATGCCTACAAAAACGAAAGAAGCTGGTTAGAGGAACTAAAGTTTAACGTCTTCTTTGAAAACGAGCAGGAAATAGGAGCAAGCTCTAACCTCTCCACCTTCACAAAAGCCACATTTGAAGAAGACAGTGAAAAGAAAATCCTTATGTCCCAGGATGGAGAATACAAAATCCTCGGAACTGGCATAAAGCCAGTTACTTTCACCACTGCCACTTTCGAGGAAAACAGCGAAAAAGTAATCACCGCTGGAGACGGAATCTCAATCTTCGCTGGAAACGTTACCGCAGATGGTTTCTTGAAAGCTTCCTTTGAATCAACAGAAACAGAATGGGATTTCTCCTCTACTTGTGCAGTTACAGGCAGTTTCAACTCAGTTGCCTTTGTCAGGATTAACCTCACTGGAGGAATTAATGGCAGAAGAAATTAAACTAATTCCGATAACCACAACAGCAGGATTGCAAAAATTCTTTCAGGTTAGTGGACTTCCAGAAGTAAGGCTAAAGCTTACTCACATAGGTTTTGGAGATGCAGGATATACTCCAGAGAAAAGCCAAACAAGTCTGAAAAACGAAATAATCAGAGTTCCAATTGCTTCTGGAAAGGTTTTCCCTTCCGATGGCTACATGGACTTATCTGCCCTCCTTCCAGAAGATGCCCCTGAATTTTGGATAAGGGAAATAGGCTGGTATCTTGAAGACGGCACTCTCGCTTTTGTCTGGTCTCATCCAGAAGTCCCAATTGCCTGGAAAAACAAAAATCTAAAGCTTTTGACTGGAATATCTGTAAGAGTAACAGACGTTCCTCTGGACAAGATAGAGATAGTTGAAAGCAATCCAGACTTGAAACTTCTTTACACGGAAGAGTTTGCTCAAATATCCCGAATTCTTACAAACCATGAAATTGCGATTGTAGCCATCAAGGAGAAAGCAGATGAAGCCATCGCAACTGCTAATGCTGTAAAAGAGGAGCTTGAAAATGTCCATGTACCGAGGATAACTGTATTAGAGGAAAGAGCAGACAAAACAGAGGAGAACCTTCTTTTAGAACAACTCACAGACCAGACAGTCCTTGCAAGAATAGGACAGGCTATTACAACCCTTACAGAAAAGCTGAACCTTGTTAACACAAGTAAACTTCAAGAGGTAGAAGAGGAAATAGACCGAATAGAAAAACTCCTCCAGCAGGTCAAGGATAAAGTTGACTCAGATGTAGTTGCAGGTTTTCAGAAAGAAATAGACAGCCTCAAAAGCCAGGTTGACTCCCTGAAAGACTCAAAAGCAGATAAAACTTATGTTGATAATACTTTTGTAAAAACCACAACTCTTGAAGATTACGCAACTAAAAGCTACGTAGATAACAACTTCACGAAAACAGCAGACTTTGCCACTTCAAAAAGACGTTTTTCCGATTCTTCACCAACCCTTAGAGTAGGAGATTCTATCGTAGTTGAATTTGATGGAACTGAAGCCAAAGTATCTTCAATCTTAGGAAAGGGGATCTACACCGTGGCAGTTTTTGTGGATGACTGCCACGGCAACAACGGAACGCCGGTAATACAGATAACAGACAACAAAGGAAATGTTCGAGAGTTTAAAGCGATTGGAGACGGAACAATCAACGACGACGCATTCTTCCTATTCAGACTTTTCTGCGGAAACGAGGGACTAACTATAGTTGGAGAGGCAAGCTACGACATAGACACAAGCAAGGGTTTTAACAGCACCTATTCTTCCTTCAATCAGCACTTTGGCGTAGATGCTTCAACGGTAAAAGACATCACATTCAAAGTTTTAGACAACAACGGCAGTGCCATTTCAATAGCTGGAAAACTCTCAATAACAAAACTCATATAAGGAGGCAAGTATGGATTTAACACAAACGATACTGGAGCTTAAAGAAAACACTTCCAAACTTGTGGAGAGAATGGCAACACAGTCAGATAAGTGGGACAAGCAGGTTAATGATTTAGTTAACTATGGGAAAAGTAAGATTGATGGATTCATAGCCGGAGCAAGAAAAGAATATCCTGCCCTCAACCTATATAAAAACCCTCTGTTCAAGGGAGAAAAGGGAAAAGACTTTTCCTTTGGTGGCTGGAACCCACAAAAACATAAATACACTTATGAAGCTGTTCCCTGGGATTACAACGATATAACAAAGCAAATGGCTCAAAAAATAGGAAGCATTACTAAGGATGACAAAGGTAATTTGGTTGTCCGTTGCTGTTCAATCATAGGAGAGGCTGGACTCAGATTCCTTAAGGTTCACATGGAGAAAACTCCCAATACAGATGGATATTTTCTAATGTCTGGAGTAAACCCAAGACCACCTATCCATTGGGGACAATACACTGCAATAATTACCGTATTCGGAGTAGGACAAGGTAGGGTTAGAGTTTCTCCAGCTGGGGAACTCGGAAGTGGCGATGTTGTAGTTAATGGTCTCGTTACCCACCAAACTTTAAACGGCTGGCATCATGTAGACACTTTCACCATTCACTTACTTGAAGATGTAGTTGAGTTCTACATTGGACTTCCTGTCCTTACGCCTGGATACGTTGAAGATGCCTTCAAAGTTCTGATAGCAGATATCTATGCCTAAGGGAGGTTTATGATGGAAATCAAAGTTTACAGGCAAGGAGAAAGTATTCCGGTACTTGTTTTTATGGCTAACTCTTTAAAGGACTTGCAGTTGGCAATAAGGTTTATAGAGGAAGAAGATAAGAAAACTGGTGTAACAGCCGTCTACGAAGCACCATCTGCTAAGGATTTAGCAAAGCGTGAAATTTCTTCTATTACCGACTTCTATATCAATCAAAAACTTGGAGAGATAGACGAAGATCTTGCAGACATAACCTCGGAAGCTCAGGTAATAGAAGGAAGGATACTCTACATAGCTGCTAAAGAGAAAGTTACTATCACAACAGACGAAGTAAAACAGAAAATTGCTCTATTTGTAGCTGGAGCTTACACACAAGAACAGGCAATTGAAGACTTAAAGGCAAAAGGACTATCAGACGAGTCTGTCCAGAAAATCCTTCCTCTTCTTGCCCGTGCAGTGGAGATTGCAAAAATCCTTAACTGGAAAGAAGAAATCTGGGATAAGGAAGGAGAGCTTGAGAGTCAAATAGACTCAATGACTCTTGAAGAACTCCTCCAGCTTGACGTGAAAAAACTCTGTGAGGATACCTACTCAGGAATCCCATTAGAGGTGTAATTTGAAACCGTTACAGTTTGCAAGTTTTAACGGACTTGGCTTTCTGTCAAAGAACATCAAGTTTTGGACACGTTCAAAAGACTCTCATACAGCAGTAGTTGACCATGAAAAAGGCTGCCTCATTGAAGCCTGGGGTAGCCTTCCTCATGTTCACTGGAGATATTCCGATTTCTCAGCTCACACACCAGGAACACCATACGAAATATGGGAGCTTTCAGTCACAGACGAGCAGTATGAAAAAGCCATGCACTTCTACCGCTACCTTGCAGACCGAAAGTTTCCATACAACTATCTGGGAGTTATAGGTTTTGTTCTTCCTTTCTTTACTTCCAACGGCGGATTCTTCTGTAGTGAAGGTTGCTGGGAAGGACTGGTATTTGCCGGGATAGCTCCAAAGGACATTCCTGGATGGAAAGTATCTCCAGACCGATTTAAAGACCAGGTAAAACTACTTGGAGCAAAACTTGTAGAGAAAGGGAGAACGTAATGGCAAGCCGTAGCCTCAATGACCTCCATCCTGTAACCCGTGAAAAAGCTAAAAGGTTTTTAGAACTTGCGAAAAACAGAGGCATCGATGTTCTTGTTTACTGCACCTACCGCTCTCCAGAAGAACAGGAAATTCTCTACATGCAGGGCAGATTAGAGCAGTTTGGAATCACTTTAAAGGAGTTGAATGAAAGAAGGGAAAAGCTCGGACTCTGGGAATTAAAAGAAGAAGAAGCCAGGAGAAAGGTTACAAATGCAAAACCCTGGCAGAGCTTTCATCAATACGGACTTGCTTTTGACTGTGTACCTTTAGCAGGCGGAAAACCAGACTGGAGTAATCGTGAAGCCTATGCCATTCTTGGAAAAATAGCTGGAGAAGTGGGTTTGGAATGGGCTGGCTCATGGGAAAGGTTTCGTGAACTTCCTCACTTCCAGGATACAGAAACTTACGAATTAATTACAAAGAGAGGTAGATAATGGCTCCCATAGTTGCTGCTCTTGCTGGGGAAGGACTTAAACTCCTTGCTAAAGTGATAGAAAAGAAAGGCAAGGAAGTGGTCAAAGAAAAATTCGGTGTAGATGTTCCAGACTCTCCAGAAGAACTGGATCCTCAGACATTAGTTAAGCTCAAAGAGATAGAAGTAAAACATAGAGAAGAACTTCAGCACCTTCTCCTTGAAGAAAAAAGAACGTATCTTCAAGATACACAGGACGCAAGAGCAACCTACAGAGAAGTAAGTAAATCTTCAGATGCTCCCTACATAAACAAAATCTTTCCCTCAATTCTCGCAGGCATAACAGTCCTTCTCACATTTGCTCTATTTACCCTCTTTGCTTTTAACAAAGTGGATGGAGCTCAAAAAGATATAGTGATTTACATCCTCGGAGTTCTCTCTACCATAACCACTCAAATATTCGCCTTTTACTTTGGGAGCTCTGCTGGAAGTAAAGAAAAAACAGAGATTCTCAAAAAATTAAACACTGGGAGATAGGAGACATCCTTGAACTCCTGCCGTTCCCCTCCTTTTGTTTCAGAATCCTTCTCTCTTAAAACAAAAAACCTCTTTTTAATTCTGAAAGTAAATGGAGGTTTACATGTTTGCATGGATTGGAGGTAAAAATAGACTTGCTAAGTGGATAATCTCCAATTTCCCGCTCAACTATACAAAAATGACATACGTAGAAGTGTTTGGAGGAGCAGGCTGGGTTCTGTTTAAAAAAGAACCTTCCCTTGTGGAAATTTACAACGACAATGACGAACTACTTGTCAATCTTTTTGTTGTTTTAAGAGACCACTTCCAGGAGTTCAGAAGAAGAGCGTACAGAACTCTCCACTCAAGACGTCTTTTTCAAATGACACTCCAGCAAATTAGAGAAGGTTATTTCAAAGACAACATAGACAAAGCAGTCTGCTATGCCATCGTGATAGTCCAGTCCTTCTCTGGAACTCAAAACAGTTGGGGATACTACATTTCCGCCAACACCAGAAAAAGTAGTAGCACAAGATGGTTACCATTTTTAAGGAGACTCAATCAGATAAGATACAGGCTTTCTACTGTTCAGATAGAATGTCTGGACTTCCGCAAAGTAATCTCAAAATACGACACCCCGAATACACTTTTTTATCTTGATCCTCCCTACGTTGGAAAAGAACATTACTATAGAACTGGATTTACAAAGAAGGATCACATAGAACTTGCTGAGATTCTTAAAACGATAAAAGGTAAGTTTGTTCTTTCTTACTATCCATGCGAGCTGGTTGAAGAACTTTATAGAGACTTCAACTGGCAAACAAAAGAAGTAAGCAAGCCCAGTTATGGAATAACAGAATTTTCAAGGATGAGGAGCCGTCCCAGAGGAACGGAGCTCCTCATAAAGAACTTTTAACCCGCCGTCCCCCTGAAGGGGGACACATAAATTGTATCAAATCCCGCCGTTATTACGAGCGTTTAACATTAAAAATAATTTTCATAAAATTACCTCATGGGAAAAATACAATTAGTGTCTAAGTTTTTGAAGGGAAAAAGTAAAGACGTTCATATTACGATTAATCCAGAACTGTGGAAACTTTTTAAGGATTATTGTGAAGAGCAAGAAGGTATCAAACCAAACCACAAAATATCGGAACTTATCCTGGAATTTCTGGATAAGAAGGGTGTCTTAGAGCAGTATCAAAAATCTCCATCCTCTAAAGGTTCAACATAA